TGCAAATATTGATGCACTGCAAACTGATAGTTTAGTATCGACAGGTGGTATTGATCTTTCAGGTGATTTGATTGTTGGTGACTCTAGTGCCGAATATGAAACCACAATTCAATTTGAAACACCAACTAATGATAGAATAGTCACAATTCCAGATAAGTCCGGATTTGTCGGTATTGTTCCAACTGGATCTTACAGAATCATGTATAACGATGGTTCCAGACTTTCTGCTGGTTCGTCGTTTACTTATAATCCAAACTACGGTTCAGTTGTACTGACTGGTGGTAATATCACGACCACCACACCATATCAAGTTCTGAATCTTTCCCAGACTTGGAACAATGTAAGTGGAATTTACACAGGTATTCAGTTAAATATTACTGATACCAATTCTTCCGCATCTAGTAAACTTGTAGATCTACAAGTTGATACTACCACAGTGGTTGATGTATTTAAAGATGGTGCCGTTACATTAAATTCCGGATATACAGTGTCTGGACTGCCTTCAGGAACCGTTGGTCAGATTGCAAGAGTCACTGATGCAAACTCTCCGACAGTCGGTGCCACAGTTGCTTCTGGTGGTTCTGCAAATGCACTGTGTTGGTATAACGGAACTAACTGGACTGTAATTGGAGTATAAAAATGTCAACTATAAATCCAATAAGGGTAAGATTTAAAAAAGAACATGTTAATTTTAAATTCATAGTCCAAGATGGTCTTGTATTACACCTTGATGCCGGAAATGACAACTCATATCCTGGTAGTGGAACTACTTGGTCTGACTTGAGTGGTCAAGGTAATAATGGAACCCTAACTAATGGTCCTACCTTTGATAGTGGTAATGGTGGTTCTATTGTATTTGATGGGAGTAATGATTTTGGGAGAATTGATTCTTTTTCCTCAGACTCCAATTCTGCTCTATCAGTTTTTTGTTGGGTCTATCCAAAAAATTTGACAACGGAGCAATTTGGTGGGAACTATCTTAATTGGATTATTAATAAAAGAAATACCGATTCAAACAACTCAAATTCTTGGCAAATGAGCGTGAGGAATTCTTACCCAACAGTAACGATGTGGAATAACTCAAATACTGCAATAACTCCATCAAGTGCATCTCAGGCAGTAAATTCATCTCTCCAATTAAACAGATGGTATTATGTTGGATTTGTGACTGATGGAGTAAATGGTGGATTCTTGAATACCTATATAAATGAATCTTTAAACTTTTCTGGAACACTAACTGGAAATAGAGGAATTGAAACAAAACCAATAGATATTGGAAAAATTGGATGGGGTAATGCTTTTTACTGGAATGGGAACATAGCACAAGTATCCATATACAACAGAGCACTTATAGCATCAGAAGTCCAACAAAACTATAATGCCCTCAAGGGGAGGTTTGGTCTCTAAATAATAATAAAAGATAAATGGCACTAAGAATAAAAGGATCTTCTGGAGTTACTTTCGGTGATTTGTCGGTTATTTCTGGATTTTATGGTAAAAAATATAGTGGATACTTTGCCGATAATCCAAATTGGTTTGATTCTGCAACCCCAACAGGAGATACTAATATAACCACATCAATTAATAATTTTGCTACTAGTGGAGACAGTTTTAGTTGGCAGTGGATTGGTTACTTCAAAATAGGAAGTCTTAGTTCGGTTAACTTCCAAACTGCCTCTGATGATGCTAGTTATGTTTGGGCAGGAGCAACTGCGGTTGGTGGGTATACTACAGGAAATGCCATAGTAAATAATGGCGGCACTCATCCAGTACAAACACGAAGTGGCACTTTTACTCCCGATTTTAACGATATCTTTAACGATTCATTGGGTATTTACACTCCCATTAGAATTCAATTTGGTGAAAATGGTGGAGGTAGTGGTATGACTTTTAAATATGATATTGGTGGTGGATATGTTACTGATGGATCGCAATATTATTTTCATGATACAAATAATATTAACAATCAATTTAATTCGTTTTGGTGAAACTAAATATAAGAAACTGAAATAATAAGATGAGTTGGAGAATAAAAGGAAAAAGTTTTACTTTTGTTGAGCAACCAAACATAGTCCAAGATGGTCTTGTATTGAACTTGGATGCTGTTAATCCAGCATCTTATTCTGGTAATGGAATTACTTGGTTTGATTTGAGTGGGCAGGGTAATAATGGAACTCTAACTAATGGTCCTACTTTTAGTTTTGCTAATGGTGGTGCTATTGTTTTTGATGGGAGTAATGATTATGTAAGTTCTTTAAATCTGTCTTCATATACTAATTTAACAATTCAGATGTGGATTTATGATACTCGAACATCTGCTGGGGATAGAGATATTTTAACCTACAATGGTAATACTAATGGTGGTTCTTTTACTTTTAAGACATCTAACTCCACTTTTAGAACTGATGGTAATGGTAATGCTGGAAGAACTATAAGTGGAGTTGGAATTCCACCTGCAAATCAGTGGTATCAATTTACTTATGTAAAAAATGGTAGTTTATTCATAAACACTGATGAGTATTCATCAGCCTCTGGAAGTGAAAACACTTATGGGGTGTTGGATATCGGGAGATCTAGAACTCATGTTAATAATTTTTTAAACGGTAAAGTTTCCAGTGTAAATGTTTACAACAGAGCACTCACAGCATCAGAAGTCGAACAAAACTATAATGCCCTCAGAGCTCGCTATGAATAGTACTTCTCTTCAACCCTAACAAAGGTATTCTACTCATAATTTAGACACCTGTCAAGTTTTATGCTATGATACATACAGGTAAAATGAATTCTATGAATTTTTCAATTTATTCAAAAGAAAATTGTCCTTATTGCTATAAGATTAAACAAGTATTGGAGTTGACAGGAACACAGTTTGTATCCTATAATCTTGGAGAGGACTTTACAAGAGAAGAATTCTATGCTAAATTTGGTAAAGGTTCTACTTTTCCACAGGTAGTATGTGACAATAAAAAATTAGGAGGCTGTGTTGACACAATCAAATTCCTCAGAGAACAACAAGTCATCAAGTCTTAATATAAATAAAAATGAAGACCACAGAAATCGTGGTATTGAATTCTTGCTCAATGGAGGTAAGAGAAAGCAGACACAACCATTTCATATTATCTTTGAAAAGATGGTCTGCTTTCTGAGACGGGAAGTAACTATCTATTTTGAATTTTCTATCAAGATATCCCGGAGTAAGAAAAATGTTAGCAACTAGTTTAGTATTTGGTTCATTTCTGACTATTTTATTTCTCATGATGGGTTTGATGATTGGTTGGACTGCCAGAGAATACATGATGAACTATAGAGAGGCACCGAGATATCATCCTGAGATGTTTGATGAGCAAGGAAATCTAATTCCGGATGAAGTAATCGCATTTAATTTTGAAAACTATGACGACAACAACGAAGAAGAAAACGACAACGACTAAGGCAGTATCATTGGAACTTCCAAAGAATCCATTTGTCTTTGAAGTTTTAGATCTTGTATCAAAGCAGAGAAGTAAGGCAAAGAAGATTGAAGTCCTTAAGATGTATGAGCACGTTTCTTTGAAAGCAGTGTTAATTTGGAACTTTGATGAAAGTATAATTTCTATGCTTCCTGAAGGTGAGGTTCCTTATTCTGGATTTGAGGATCAGGCATCATCTAATGGAACTCTGACCACTAAAATCTCAGAAGAAGTTCGTAGAATGCATGAAATGGATTCATTTTCTATGGGTTCGAGTGATAAGAACGGACACACTACAATTCGTAGAGAGTTTAAAAACTTCTATCACTTTATTAAGGGTGGTAATGATAGTATGAGTAGTGTTCGTCGTGAAACGATGTTCATTAACATTCTTGAGGGACTTCATCCATTAGAAGCAGAGATTGTTTGTCTTTGTAAGGATAAAAAACTTTCGGATAGATATAAGATCACAAAAGAACTTGTAGGTGAAGCATATCCAGATATTACTTGGGGAAATCGTTCATAATGGCAAATCAATTGGGAGATGCTCCCACTAAAATAAAAGAGGAACAGTCTATGACTTCATGGACACCATCAGAAAAAGAAAATTCCAAATCCGTATATGGATGCGATATACTGATAGAAAATGGAACTTGGGAACAAGTATCTACTAAAGACTGTCCTTATGATGCCATGATAATCACTTA